AGAGACAAGCTATAAATATCTCTAAGGTTATTAGAGATAATGATTACAGTTGACTATGAAAATCCATGGTATTACAATGGTGAACCTTTTCTTTCAGAACACATAGAGAATAACTTTGGTTTTGTTTATAGAATAACCAACTTACAAACAAATAGAAAATATTTGGGACGTAAGTATTTTTGGTCTTTTAGAAAACCCAAAGGTAAATCTAGAAGAGTTAAGAGTGAAAGTGACTGGAAGAAATACTATGGAAGTTCTGATGAACTTAACCAGGAACGAAAGGAACTGGGGAACTTTGCATTTAAACGGGAGATCATAAGTCTTCATGAGACTAAAGGATGGGTCAATTTTGAAGAGACCAGACAGTTATTTGTTCATAATGTTCTGTCAGAATCTCTTGCCGATGGGACCCCTGCCTACTACAATAGCAACATCCTTGGACGTTACATGAGGAAAGACTACTATGTTTCAGCCAATCAATCACACTCCAGAAGAACAATTGAAACTGGAGGAGATGGTCTATGATATTATTGATTGGTCAAAAGATAGAATGCATGAATTAGTTGAGGCTTCAGATCTCAAAGATGGAAAGATCGATGATGCAACTGCAATCTATTTTGAATTCTCTGAGTGGTATGATCCAACTGTAGAGAGTGAAGTTCTCATTGTAGATGATTTGATCTAAATACTGAAGGACGAATTGTCACCAAATTAGTTCTTCTGTCATTGGACTTTGACTTGAATTTGAAATTCTTTGAATAAAGAACTTCATTCAAATCTACAATGTCAAACTATACAAAGAAGGCCCTGGCCACAGCATCTGCTCTGCTGATGGGTTCTTTTGCAACACCTGCATTTTCTCACACAAACTCTATTGGTTACGTCGGGGATGGTCAAGGTGGTATCACGTTCTGGTATGGTTCTTGGCATGGAGGAACCAACTTCAATGAAGCCGAAATTAAACTAGAAGGTGCTAACGGGACCAGTTATACAACCACCATCACTCAGTTTAATTTACTGCAGAACTCAACACCAGCTGGTTTAATTCCTGGAACCAACTACTTCACATCTGATGGAACTCAACTTGTTCCTTACGGAGATCCTAATGGTGGTGGAGATTCATATACTTGGCAGGGTTTAACATTCTCTGGACTTTCTGCAGGTGATTATACTTTCACCTATATTCCTTTGGGTGACCCACAGTCATATCAACCAAATGGCACTCCAACGATGGACTGGGTGCCTATGGACCAAGTTATCCGTAGTGCTACTGTTACTCTTTCTGCAACACTTCTTTCTGGTGATGCTAACCAGAATGGTATTCTTGATATCTATGAGTTTGGTACAGTTCAACAACCATCAACACCAACACTCACAAGTTCGGTAACCAATCCTTATTCTCAAACAGTTGTTACCACCATCACCGAGACACCAAAAGAAGGTGATGGTGTACAGACAATGACCAGAGATGTTGATCTGGATGTAACCACAACCTATCAAACTGTAGATACTTATAGTGACGGTACAACAGTAACGGTTTACTCACAAACCAATTCTCAAAGTAGACACAGTAGCAAGAAGTATTCTGGTCGTATTGATCAGTTAGAAGTTCTTGATGGCATCAGTGATACATCTAATGATCTTCTGGATCATGAACCACTCACGAACCACAAGAAGAGATTTAGAATGTTTGAAAACAATACATTGACAAAATCTTATAATGCTGATGGATATGATGGTTTCTCTACTATCTTTGGTGGTGGATTTGAATATGACCTGACAAAGGGATGGACTGCTGGAGCCCATTACAATACTCTCTACACAGAACTCAAAGGTGTAGATAGTCTTTCACATCTCAGCAGACAACACGTTGGTATCTTTAATAGTTTCCATGGTAAGAATGTTGCATTAGTAACAAACGCTGGTGGTTCTAATGATACCTATGATTATGCAAGAACAGTTGAGTATCAATATGCCAACTGGGGTGAAACCAAAGGTCAACAGTGGTGGGTTCACAATAGACTGTATCTCAATAACTCTGGCTCGATCAAACCATTCATCGGTCACACAGTTCAAAATGTAAAACGTGATGGATACACAGAGACTGGTACGGTTTCATCTGCTAGAAGAGTTGCTGAAGTAAATAAAACCTCTCATGTTGGTGAGGCTGGTTTAACATTAGAAACCAGATTTGGTGGTAAGAAGAAAGATGTAATTGGTTTGAGTGTTGAAGGTTCCTACGGAACTGATAATTCTTATGGTGTTGTTGCTGCAGTTGATTACAAAGAAGTTATCTTCATTGAAGGATCACATATTGTTGCAGATGATGTTACAAACAACTCTGTTGCAGCCAAAGTGAAATTTAGGTTCTAAATACTACAGGTTGATATGGTCCTCTATGTTATCTACCAAATATCGTCTCCGTCTGGAGTTCATTTGTGATCGTATCTCAAAGAGAGCTCCAGTTGAATTAAGTGAGATGATCTGGGCAGAAAAATTGGCGAAGTCGAATGCATCAGCCGCATCGATGTTGAGACAAGCCAGGAGGACCGCCAACAACCCTGAAATGGAGGAGGGTAGTCTAGATGACTTCATGAATATTATGGACATTGGAGATCCCGATCCCTCCAATCACAGAGGTGCCTTTGAAAGTGCAGACGATATTATCGACTTCTTTACTCAAGAGAAACCTGACGACTGGAGACAACGGGACTAATGAAAACATTTAAAGAATTTTGCGAACAGGCTTATAATCCTTTCGGTGCAAACAAACCAGAAAATCCAGTAAAAAAATTTGCAAGAAACGTTATTGGTACGGTCCAGAACAAACTTAGTGCGGCCGCTAACACTGTTACCGACATACCTCTTGCATTAGGAATTCATACCGATCCACAGGCAAACTACATACAAAGACAGGGTGCCACTAGAGATGCAAGAATGCGATTAAGAGGTATTGATCCTAAAAATCCAGATCGCATGGATACCAATCTACAATTCAAAACTCATAAAAAGTTTCCTTCATCAATCAATTATTCTATGAAACAAGTGGCTCCTGCACCTGTTAAGAAAGGGTTTGGTGGGAAACCAACTCTAGACGTTTGACAAACACTCCAATATCCCCTATAATATCTGGGTACTCAAGGGTTAGTAGCTCAGAGGAACAGAGCATCGCTCTTCTAAAGCGTTGGTCGCTGGTTCGAATCCAGCCTAACCCGTTTCCTACTACATAGGAAAAACATCATGTCTTTAATTTCACAAAGAGATCGTCACATTGTCATTGCGGCGCTTGAGAACTATCTTATGAAACTGAGAACGGAAACATCCTTCGATGATCCTTTGATCATGGAAACAAACGCACTTCTTAATTGGGTTAAGTTAGAGTATTCTAAGAATGAAAATTAATCTTTGGTATTGCGAAGACATGAAACAATGGCGTTGGACTTTAACGGACCAACCCAGAAGACAGTTTCTTCAAGAGAGTGGTCAACAACCCTTTCTTCGTGATGCAATGAACGACGTTGCAAACACTGTAGAATATGTTCTCTTGAATGATCCTCCAGAATAACTTCATTCCCCTATAGCTCAACGGCAGAGCAGAGAGCTGTTAACTCTAAGGTTCCTCGTTCGAATCGAGGTGGGGGAGCCAGGGCGATTAACTCAGCGGTAGAGTGGCTGCCTTACAAGCAGTAAGTCGTTGGTTCGAATCCGACATTGCCCATAAATAAAAATAAAAACAATGGACGATCTATATCAATCCCTATTCAAAGCCCAGACAAGTCTTTTTCATTTGTTTCAAAAGACCTGGGCTTTTCATTGGAATGTAGTTGGTCAAGACTTCCAACAGTTACATACATTGTTTGGTGAACAATACAATACAATGTTTGAAGAGATTGATCGTCTCACTGAACACATGCGGTATCTTCGCATGAAACCTTTTAATTCACTTGCAAAAGTTGTTGAGATCTCAGAGATTGCCTCTGTTGATGGACAACCTGATGCAAAGTCTATGATTACACGTTTGGTTGCAGACAATAAGAAAATTGTTGACCTTCTTACAGACGTTATTGAAAAGGCAGAAGCTTCAAAACAATACACAACATCTAATATTGCACAAGACTTAATCGAAACTCACGGTAAGTTTATTTGGATGTTAAGATCCTTTCTAACATAGTACAATGATTACTATAAGATGCAAACAGTGTAATAGAGAACTTGTTAACTCCTCAAAATTTCAGTGTTGCGGGTGTTCTAACTTGTCTTCCATTCACAATGGAAACATTACTGCGGTTGACCTAAGTAAAGTTGTGTTAACCAATACCGAAAACTCTGTAAATAATCATAGGGCCCTGACAAGAATACCAAGAGAACAGACGCAAACGCAAAGTTCGCAAACTTGACTTTGAGGAACGATGATCAACCTCCACGAAAAATTCAATCACTATCTGAACACTGAAAAAACAGTAGACCTTCGTGATGTCAATGAAAGAGTGATCAGTTATGGTTGGGTGGACAATGGTCATGATCTCACTGGTTATTATGTCTTGACAGAAAACTATGAGATCGTATATAATCTTAAAGAAGAGTTCCAATACAAGGTTCCTAGGAAGTCTTTGGCTTCTATGAAAAAATAAGGAAGGGTGGTCGAGTGGTTGATGGCTCTGGTCTTGAAAACCAGCGAGGGTAACACCTCCGTGGGTTCGAATCCCACCCCTTCCGTTTTCTAAATATCAGTAATCATGAATTTCCTGATGGAAGAAGAAACGCAGGATCACCCCGAACCAATGGACGATCAATCAATTGTCCAAGACGGGTTGACAGACGAGTACTGGTCACTGTATAGTACTAACAACAACGACGCACAATAACGTTGTTACACCTCTGTCGCCTATCGGTTAAGGCCCACTGCTTATAACGGTGTGAACGGAGTTCAACTCTCTGCAGAGGTATTCCCCTTAGGGGGACCAAACCTACTATTCACTACAATGTCTTTGTTGTCTAAGTTCAAAAAGAACATCCAAGTTCTTTCTCAGACCGTAGAGGGTACTGTTTCTTTAGACTTCCAAAATCCTAAACTGTACAAAAAAATCCTGCGATATTATGAGGATCAGGGAGTTGAGTTTTATGATGACCCCTATGACACTTACGAATATGTGATTGATCTTCTTAAAGAAGATCTTCAATCTGAAGGAGTGACCGTCTGATGAACGTGGTTCTTGAACGTGGAGATGTCCGTTACACTTACAATGGTGTCTTGGAAAACGGTGTGAAAGATTATCGTATGCAATTGAAAGATTACTATACGAAACGTTGGAGTGATGTCTACTATTTTGATAATGAGATGCAGTGTACTATTGCAATTGAAGACGTAGATTATACAAACTGGCTTCTAGATCGACCCTGTTATATCAAGGATGATGAAGAGTAGTTTCTTATTTCTATTCAAAAAATAAGTGGCGAGCCTGCAGAAAGGGGTGGTTTATCCACCCCTTTTGTTGTATAATAAATACATCGATTGATTTATGACACTGATGAAAACTGCATTAGTTCTTGGGGCTGGAGGGTTTATCGGCTCCTGGATGGTCAAACGACTAAAGGAAGAAGGATATTGGGTCCGTGGTGTAGACCTGAAACATCCTGAGTTCTCCCGTCACCAAGCCGATGAGTTTGTCATTGGTGACCTGAGGGATAAAAGTTTTGTCAACCGTGTGGTTGAGTACAAAGGAACACAGGGTAACTTCTTTCATCAAATTCCCTACAAGATGATCGAAGGATTTGATGAAGTGTATCAGTTTGCAGCTGATATGGGTGGGGCTGGTTTCGTGTTCTCTGGTGATTATGATGCAGAGATCATGCACAACTCTGCTACCATCAACCTGAACTTTCTTGATGCGATTGTCAAGACCAAAGGTATGGGGCGTAAGGTTCCTAAAATTTTCTATTCATCTTCTGCATGTGCATACCCATCACATGTACAAGAGGACACCAATAATCCTGGTTTGAGAGAAGAAGATGCGTATCCCGCAAATCCCGACAGTGAGTACGGATGGGAAAAGTTGTTCAGTGAACGTCTCTACCTTACTTACGGTCGCAATCATGGGCTTGATATTCGTGTTGCTAGGTATCACAATATCTATGGGCCCGAAGGTACTTGGGAAGGAGGACGTGAGAAAGCTCCCGCAGCTATGTGTCGAAAAGTTGCGTCCGTCATGGGCGATGAAGGAGAAGTTGAATGTTGGGGTGATGGAGAACAAACCCGTTCCTTCCTGTACATAGATGATTGTATTGAAGCCACCCGTCGTTTAATGGAGAGTAACCACAAAGAAGTTATTAACATTGGATCTGAGGAGATGGTTACAATCAATCAACTCATCAACACTGCTGCAAAGGTTTCTGGTAAGACTGTAACCATCAAACACGTTGATGGTCCTCTTGGAGTTCGTGGTCGTAATAGTCAAAACGATAAGATCCGTGAGGCGTTGAACTGGGATTACTCAATCAGTCTTGAAGAGGGTATCTCTAGAACCTACAAATGGGTAGAAGAACAAGTTCATAAAAGTCATCTCAATGAATGTTGGGAACATTATTATTATCCCGAAGAGAGTGAAGTATGATTGGTTTTAATGCATTAGGTAAACTGGGACAACTGGGAAACCAGATGTTTCAGTTGGCCTCTTTGAGGGGTATTGGTTCACACAAAGGATACAACTTTTGTTTTCCAATTCACAATGAAGTCGTTGTAGATCATCTGGGAAATAAACTGAGAGTAGATGTTCATAACGTCTTTACTCTGCAGAATGTAAGTCCACTTAACATTCAAACGATTGATGTTGGTAGACCTACGGTTTCTGAAGGTACTTTTCATTTCAATGAAACTCTTTTCAATGAATGCCCTGACTGGGTAGATCTGCAAGGTTTCTTTCAAAGTGAAAAGTATTTTGCTCACGATAAAGGAATGGTTCGTGAGATGTTCACATTCCGTCCAGAAATTATTGATCCTGCCCGTGCAATGATCAATGGGTTAAACAAAGCTCCTGTTGCACTTCATATTCGTCGTGGTGATTTCCTTCGTAACTCTGGGAACCATCATAATCTTGAACTTATGTGGTATGCAAAAGCCCTAGATAAGTTTGATTTGAGGGGTCGTCAGGTTGTAATCTTTAGTGATGATCCTGAATGGTGCAAGAAACAAGAACTCTTTGAAGATGATGATACATTCTTGATTAGTGAAGGTAATTCACACTATACTGATCTTGCAATGATGTCTTTGTGTACTGGGCATATCATCGCAAACTCTACCTTCTCATGGTGGGGTGCATGGTTGGCTGATAGTAAAGAAGTTATCGCACCTAAGACGTGGTTTGGTCCAGACAACGCACATCTTGATACAAAAGATCTTTATCCTGAACATTGGGAGGTACTTGAGTGAGAGCCGCAAAAGTTGCTGTAGTATTCATTGGGACTGGTAAGTATCTCAACTTCCTTCCATCTTGGTACGAACGTTGCGAAGAAAATTTTCTCCCCAATATGGAGAAACAATACTTTGTTTTCACTGATGGTAATGTTCCAGAAGTACCAGACAATGCCACTGTCTATCCTGTAGAACATCTAGATTGGCCATATATCACTCTCTATCGATTTAATATTATCGGTAAAGCCCGTGAAGAAATTAACAAGTATGACTGGTTAGTTTTTCTTGACGCAGACATGGCCGTGGTTGACAAGGTAACTCCAGAAGAGTTCTTTGATCCTCTCAAACCTTTCTTTGGTGTTCATCACCCATGTCACTTCCTCAAGTTTCCACCACATAATCAACCACCTGGATCTTTTGAAACCAGTCCACTGTCAACTGCAAAGGTTCCTGATGATTATGACTTCTCTATCTATTGGCAGGGATGTCTCTGGGGTGGTCGATGCCCTGATGTAATTGAGATGATGGATGAACTCCATGATCGTGTTATGAAAGACGAGAAGAACAATGTGATTGCAAAGTGGCATGATGAAAGTCATCTTAATGCCTTCTATGCACAGAACAGAGAACTTGTTCATACTCTTGGTCCAGAGTATGCGTTCCCAGAAGTCTTTGCTGATGCATGTGATTTCCAACCCAAAATGGTTCACCTAGCCAAAGACAACAGTAAGTATCATGTATGAACCTGAAGATAGGATTGTCTGGTTGTACTCTTGAAAAGATTGATAACACCATCAGGAAATATTCTTCCAGTGAAAGTTACAATCAGAGACTTCTAAAACAATCAGAAAAACAAGAATACTTCTCAAGATTTATCTTCACCAGACTATCTACTCCTAGGGTTATCTCTAGGGGTGATAGTTATTTTGATATGGAGTATATCCAAGCTTCATCATTCAATACATTTCTCAACTCTGCAGATGTAAATCAATTGGATTTTATTTGTGAAGGACTTTATGAATATTTTGAGTTCCTTATCGAACATTCGAGAACTCAAAACATCAAGACCAAGGTGATGAATAAACTGGACAGTCTAGAACAAACACCATTCATTGACTATCTCAAGTCACTAGATGTTGATTATGATGTCCCGAAAAGTTTTTGTCACGGGGACTTGACATTCACTAATATTCTTTTTCATAAAAAGAAATTATATTTTATAGACTTTCTGGATAGTTTTGTTGATACCTTTTACGTCGATCTTTGTAAGTTGAAACAAGATCTTTATTATCACTGGTCAATTAGACTTCATGATGGTATGAACGTAAGACTATATCAGTCAACTAATTACATCTGGAAAAATATAGAAGAAAGATACAAGAAGTATATCAACACT